ACAAATTAATAAAAGTCCGAAAGGGTGAAACACAAGAGGGCTTTAAATTAGATATACCACAGATTGATGAGTATTTTAGATTTAAAAAAGCAAATTTCAATTTAATATTAGGCCACGCCAACGCAGGAAAAACAACTATTACATTATATTTGATGTTGTTATATACTGTTGCACATAAATTTAAATGGTTAGTTTTTTCAAGCGAGAACGATCCTCATACAATGATAAAAAAGCTAATCGAGTTTATGGAAGCCAAACCCATAAATTTAATTACAGAAGAAAAATTTAACGAACACGCAAAATTTATTTATAAGTATTTTAAATTTGTTGAAGCACAAGAATTATATACATACAAAGAATTAATTAAGTTAGGTGCAGCAGTAAAAAAGGCCTGGTCATATGATGGCTTTTTAATTGATCCTTATAATTCACTAGCAATAGATCGTGATACATTAAGAGGTATAAATAAGCACGACTACGATTATCAGGCAACAACAGAAATGCGTAACTTTTGTAAAAAGCAAAATGTATCTATATGGCTAACAACCCACGCAGCTACAAATGCCCTTAGAATAAAACACCCAAACGGCCACGAATACCAAGGCCACCCCATACCCCCTTTGGCAGCAGATGTTGAGGGTGGTGGTAAGTTTGTAAATCGTGCTGATGATTTTATTGTTATTCATCGCTATACGCAACACCCTACCGAATGGATGAACCTACAGATACATATACGCAAAGTAAAAGACAATGATACAGGGGGCAGACCCACACCAATTGACAGCCCCATAATCTTAAAAAGCATAAAAAATAACGTTGGTTTTGAAATTAATGGAAAAAAAACAGTACTTTTATCTTTATTGGAAAGAATTAAAGCACCATTTTGAATGTCTTAAAAAAACTAACCGACAAACATAAAGACTGGATAGCTATTGTGAAATCATTTGGAGTTGATGATTACGCAGAGGATCTTGTGCAAGAAATGTACTTGCGAGTAATTAAATATTTACGCAATGGTAAAGACTTGTCTTATGGTGATGACATTAACTACTATTATATTTATATGATGCTTAGACATATGACAACAAATTTGCAGATAAAAAAGTCAAAATTTAATGTTATAAGTATAGAAAACTATATAAATAGAATTGGCAAACAAACGCCTATTGATTATAATATAGAAGAAAAATATAAATTAGTAATTAAAAAATTAAATGAGTTACACTGGTACGACAAGCAAGTGTATGAAATAATTGAGGGTGGCACAAGCATAAAAGAGTTATCTGAAAAAAGCCACATTAGTTATTATAGTTTATATAGAACATACAACAAAGTAAAAAAAATATTAAAAGAAATTTTATAAAAAAAAGTTTTTATACAGTGATACAAATAATAAATAAAGATTTTAGAGATTGTAAAATACCAAAAGGACTAACCATTACAGATCCTCCTTACAATCAAGATTATCATTACAACGGATATAAAGATAGAATCCTAGAAGATGATTATATAGATTTATTATCTAAAATACCCACTCCTTGTGTTATAATTCATTACCCTGAAGAAACAATAAACTTGTTACCTAAAGCTATGAAAGTAAAATGTGAACAAGTTGTATGTTGGGTTTACAATAGTAATACAGGCAAACAAAGTAGATTAATAAGTTGGTGGGGTTGCAAACCTGATTTTAAAAAAGTAAGACAACCTTATAAAAACTTAAATGACAAACGAATACAAAAAAGAATAGCAGAGGGTAAAACAGGTGCAAAACTTTATGATTGGTGGAATATAAATCAGGTCAAAAATGTTAGCAAGGAAAAGACAGAACACCCTTGTCAGATACCTGAAGAAGTAATAGGCAAAATAATAAAAACTACAGCAGAAGAAAATCAAACAATAATAGATGTTTTTGCAGGTAGTGGTACAACAAGTAAAGTAGCTTATGATTTAGGTTATGACACAATAAGCTATGAGATAGATAAAAAATATTGTGATATAATAGAAAGGAGAATAAATATAAAACAAACATTATGAAATTAGGTGATTTAGTATATTATATAACAAAGTACACTGGTATTAGGTATGTATGGAAAAAAATATATCCAGATTGCAATTGTGATAAACGCAGAAAAAAATGGAACAAGATAAAGCTTTAGATAAAAAAACCTGGAAAGAGGTACACGCAAGAATTAACAGCGAAATAACTCTAGAAGATTTTAAAATTATGTGTGAGCTTCACGCTAAATATTTGAATCATAAATACACTGAGCCGAATTTTTGTAGCTGCAATAATAAAGAGATTAAAAGATGGATACAACAAGTAAATAATTGTCTGAGTTAAAAAATATACATAAATTTGAGAAAGCAGTATGTGCTATTTTAAATCTTGATGGCTGGAACGTGCAGTGGTCTGGTGCAAAATATGAACATTATGACGCAAAAGGTTTAACACCAAAGGGCTACCCCTGTGTTATTGAAATGAAATTTAGAAAAGATTATTATAAAAATAAATTATTAGAAAAATATAAATACGACAAGTTAATGGAAATGGATAAAGATATTGTTAAGCTATATTTTGTTAACGATCCGAATGGCAACTATTTTTTTTGGCTTAATAATTTAGAATTAAAAGAAACAAAAGACTTTTGGTGCCCTGAAACTTCTTTTTGGAATAGCAGAAAAGTAAAAAAGAAATGCTATTTATTAAACGAAAATCAAGCAGTAATTAAAAACTTAAATAAATGAACATAGATCAAAGAGTATATTATGAATCACAATTCAATTTAATTGGCCACACATTATGCAAATATTTTGAAGAATTAAAAGCAGATGATCCTAAAAGAAAACAGCTAGGCTCAATGATGAGGTGCCTTACAAATATGTACACGTTTACAAATTCGTTAATGATTGACGATATGTATAAAACAAAAAGGCTACAACAATTAATTAATGATTATAATAAAGACACACAAAAATTAAATAATAAAATAAATGAACTCAATACAACTATTAGATTCAACAACTTGGAACAAAGCAGATTTGCTGACCAAGATGATGAGCGATGATTTTTACTACAACTATTTAGGCAAAGCAGCACTAAGCAGCTCTATTGTCAAGAAATTATTGAAAAGCCCAAAAAGTTATTATTACACTATGAAGTATGGCAACCCTATGACATCAGCATTAAGAATGGGTAGGCTTTTGCATCAATCAATCTTAGAGCCACACCTATTTGAAAAATACACTTTTGTAGAATGCAAATCAAGAACAGCAAAAGTATTTAGAGATACTATAAAAGAAAACGAAGGCAAAGAGCATACAATATTTACTGCAAAAGAAAGATCTGAAACCGAAAGACTGCAAGATGCGTTATTGAAAAATGAATCAGCACTAAAGTTAATGGGTGATTCAGAGTTTGAAGTACCAGCTATTGATATGATTGATGGTATTCCATTTCGTGGTAAGGCTGATATAATTGCTGAAGATAAAATAGTAGATATTAAAACCACCTCATCAATAGATAACTTTGAAAATAAAAGATCACAGTTTAGCGCATATGCCTTTGATTATGATATACAAGTTTACATTTATTGTCAGCTTTTTAAAATGTCGCCAAGTCAATTTAGTTTTCTTGTGATAGACAAACAAACACTTGACATTGGTATATTTGGAGTAAGCGAAGAATTTTATTTAAGTGGTATGCAAAAAACTTTTCAAGCAATAGAAAGGTATAAACAATTTTTTAATAACGGTAACGAAATAGATTTAGATAGTTACACAATTAATGGTATATTATGATAGTAGATATTAGCAAAGTAAAATACAACCCAAAAAACCCCAGAATAATTAAAGACTATAAATTTAAAAAGCTGGTAAAAAGCCTGAAAGATTTTCCTGAAATGCTAGAAAAAAGGCCAATTGTAGTAGATGAGGATATGATTGTGCTTGGTGGTAATATGAGATTAAAGGCGTGCCACGCAGCAGGTTTTTCAACTGTTCATATTTTAGTAGCAGAGGGCTGGACTGATGAACAAAAAGATGAATTTATAATAAAAGATAACAGCAGCTTTGGTGAATGGGACTGGGATATTTTAGCAAACGAATGGAACCCAAGCCAGATAAATGACTGGGGTTTAGATCTGCCGAAGGTATATTTTGAAGATGAGGAAGAGCCACAGCTTGACAAAGATATATTTGATCACGAGTTAGATACATATATTAATGCAAAAATAAAACAGATTACTTTATATTTTAATTCTGAAGAATATGAAAAAGCTGTAGGAGATTTAGAAAAAATCAGAGAGAAAGAAAATCTGACTGACAACACGCAAGTATTTAAATTTTTGATTAAGAAATATGGACTATAAAATTGCCATACCCTCTTATAAAAGATCTGAAACAATTAAAAACAAAACTTTAAAATTGTTAAATGATTATGGTATTGATAAAGAACGCATTACAATATTTGTAGCAAACAAACAGGAAGAAACAATTTATAAAGATAGCCTACAAGATAAATATAAAATTGTAGTAGGCGTGCCAACAATTGGAAAACAAAGAAACTTTATAGAAAAATACTACCAAGAGGGCACAAGATTAATGATGTTTGATGATGATATAGAAAAGGTGCAAAGAAAGGTAAAAGCAAAACTTGTTGATGTTGTTGATTTAGAAAAAGAAGTTTTTTATAAAGGCTTTGAAACTTGCGAAATGATTAATGCAAAAACGTTTGGAATTTATGCAGCATCAAACCCATACTTTATGAAGAACAGAATATATACAAAAATTTGTTATATTATAGCGAGTATGTTTGGCGTTATTGTTGAACACGATCCTTTTTTAGAAAGGGTTACAAATCACGGAGAAGATTATGAATATAGCATTAGGCAGTATATAAAAAACAAAAAGTTAGTTAGGCTAGATTATCTAACAGTAAAATCAAACTATTATAAAGAAGAAGGTGGCCTACAAGAAATAAGAACAAAGCAATATGTATATGATTCAATATATCAAATTCAAAGTATGTTTCCAGAATTTTGTCAGATGTATATAAGAAAATCAACAGGCAACGCAGAATTAAGGTTAAAAGATATGAGATGAAAAGAATAGACGTAGAAAGAAAAGAAATAAATAAAAAAGATTATATTAGAAGAACTGCTAGATTAAGTGATGTGTCAAGGCATATTAAAGAAGATACAATTGTATATCATAATGGAAAGCCGATATTATTATACAAAGTATTATCAACACCACCAAAAGATGTTAGATGGGCAGTAAAAAATATTAAGTATTCAACAGGCAAAAGAACACACGGACTAGTAAACACAAGTGCGGTTTTCGGATATAGTCCAAGGCAAGAAAACAAACACGACTATTGCACCTCATCAGCAATGGGCTACAACACACCAAAGCAACACTACATAATTAGCAACTTTGCCAAGCAAATACAAAAATATTATAAAGACTACTTTCACGAAACATATAAACAACATAAAGAAAAAGTAAAAGAAAAAGTAAAAGATCAATGGGTAATAAAAGATACAGTATTCACAAGTGGCATAGTAAATAAAAACAATCAACTTAAATACCATTTTGATAGTGGTAATTTTAAAAACGTATATAGCAATATGCTTGTATTTAAAAGTGATGTTATGGGTGGGCATTTAGTTATACCAGAAATAGATATATCATTAGAGGTTGCCGACAACAGCGTTACAATATTTGATGGTCAAGATTTATTGCACGGAGTTAGCCCAATTGATTATAACAACTCAAAGGCATATAGATATAGTATTGTTTATTATTCTTTAGAACGTATGTGGCAGTGTATGACAATTGAAGAAGAAGTAGATAGAATCAGAGAAAAGAAAATGATACGAGAACAAAACAGATTGAAGCCAGAACATCTTGATACTCTGCGACAAAGAAAAAAAGAAGCCAAAGATTATAAAGATAAAATAGAAGATGAACAAAAGTGAACACATAAAAAAGGCATTAATTGAAGCATTAGAAAAATCATTAGGCATAGTAACTACTGCGTGTAAACAAGTGGGCATTGGTAGAACTACCTTTTATAATTATTACAATGATGATTTGGAATTTAAAGCACAAGTAGATGATATAGCTAATATGAGTTTGGACTTTGCCGAAAGCAAACTACTAGAGCAAATTAAAGACAACTCAACAGCAGCCACTATATTTTATTTAAAAACAAAAGGCAAGAAAAGAGGCTATGTGGAAAGACAAGAGATTACTGGTGCTGATGGTGTGCCAACAAATGTAAAAATAGAAATAATTAAAAATGCAGATAAGCCTAAAAACTAATATTGTATTTGAACATTTAGTAAACAGCAAAAAAAAAATAATAGTCAATCAAGGTGGAACCAGATCAGGAAAAACATTTAATATTATTTTATATATTATTTTTTATTATTGTCTTAATAACTCTGGTAAGACTATCACAATTTGTCGTAAGACTTACCCAGCATTAAGAGCAACTGTACTTAGAGATTTTATAAACATATTGCGTGAGCATAATTTATACAACGAAGATAATCACAACAAATCAAGCAGCGAGTATAACTTATTTGGAAACCTAATTGAATTTATATCATTAGACCAGCCTGTAAAAGTACGAGGAAGAAAGCGTGATTTATTATTTATAAACGAAGCTAACGAATTATACTGGGAAGATTGGCAGCAATTGTTATTTAGAACAAGCGAAAAGATAATACTTGATTATAACCCAAGTGAAGAATATCACTGGATATACGACAAAATAATACCACGAGAAGATACAGACTTTTTAAAAACCACATACAAAGACAACCCCTTTTTAGAACAATCATTAGTTGAAGAAATAGAAAGGCTACAATACACCGATGAACAATACTGGCAAATATATGGGCTGGGTGAAAAGGGAATAAGCAAAGCCACAATATTTAATTACGTGGAATGTAATCAGATACCAGAAGATGCCGAGTTTGTTTCTATGGGTATGGACTTTGGCTTTACAAACGATCCCACGGCATTAGTATCGGTATGGAAGAAAGAATCAAACCTATATATAAAAGAATTATTATACAGAACAATGATGACAACAGGCGACATACATAGTTATTTTAAACAAACAATAACAAAAGAATTAATATATGCCGATAGTAGTGAGCCACGAATAATTGAAGAATTAAGGCGTATGGGCTGGAAGATCCGTGCTAGTTTAAAAGGCAGAGATAGCGTAAACGCAGGTATTGATTTATTGAAAAGGTTTAAGATTCATATACACAAAGATAGTACCAATGCGATTCAGGAGTTCAGGAACTATAAATGGAAAGAGGATAAAACAGGTAAGCTAACCAACACGCCAGAAGATAAAAACAATCACATAACAGATGCAGTAAGATATGCAACCTACTCAATATTAAGCAAACCAAACTTTGGCAGGTACGCAATTCAATAGAAAAATTTGGAAGATCCAAAAATATTTATTATTTTAGTGTTATAAATAAATATAAATAAAATGGAAAATAAATTTGAAATTGTCGGCTATCATCTCGACTTTTATTGTGGTCATAAATTTATGGGATCAATTAAAACCGAAAAACCAGAAGATGATGTATATGGATATTACAGCAGAAAAAAGTATGTATGTGATAAAGATATCAAGCTTGGTAAAAAAACTATCAGAAAAGGTATTGAATATTACACTGAGGTTGTGCCATTGATGGGTAAGTTCCAAGGAACGCAAGAAGAAAAAATACAACATATGCTTCAATCAAAAGTTAGCTATGGGATTTAATAAATATCAATTTATAGAAGAACTACGAGAGCATCTTGCTGATGAGTTTGGTTGCCCACATTGTGCTGAAGAAAAAGGCGAGAAATATCAAGAACCAGATGCAGAAAAAGTATATGAATATATAAACGAATACTGTGCTAATTATACAATATATTATTACAAATGCTGGGATATATGCAAAGAATTATCTGCACATAATTTTTATATAGATGAGCTTGGCGTAAATGCAAAAGATATTACCGAACTAGCCTTTTGGTCATTGAGATTTTTTATTGATGAACAAATGGGCGTGTATAAACCAAAAGCAAAAGAAGATGTTAAATAAATATTATATGCATTCAGACGAGTATAGATCGTTACATAATATATTTTATAATGGGGCGTATTTCACTATAAAAGAATTATTGGATATAAAAAATTTATCAGATAAAAGCAAGATTGATTTAATAAAAAAAAATTTATAAAATGTATCACTTTGCAAACAATGGTATAGAATACCTGCGAAAAAAAAGAAAACACCCAGCATTAAAAGATGGTTGGGATAGGTTGTCGAGAGAACAACAAGTACAAGAAATGCTTTACTGGAAACAAAAAAGGTAAAGTAGTTTTTTCATTATATGTTTAGTTTAATTAAGGGTGGTTGTGAGACTGCCCTTTTTTTTTATAAATTAGTAAATAAAATTGTTATATAATTATGAGAATTAAAATCAATATACCAGACAGCTTACACGATATAACGCTTGGTCAGTATCAAGATTATTTAGAGGCACAAGAAAAAATTGATGATGATTATCAGTTGGGGTCAAGAATGATAGAAATATTTTGTAGGATCCCTGTACAAGATGTTTTTCAATTTCGTATGAGCCATATTACTAATATTCAAAAAACACTTATAAAAATATTTGAGCATAAAACTGAGAGCTTAATAAACAGATTTGAAGTACACGACATAGAGTTTGGTTTTATACCCAGCCTTGATGAAATGACTTTTGGTGAGTATGTTGATATAGATACCTACATTAAAGATTGGAAGCAAATGCATAAAGCAATGGCTGTTTTATATAGACCAATAGAAACAAAGTATAATGATAGATATAGCATAGTAGCTTATGATGGTAAAGAAACTGACATAATGAAAGATATGCCTTTATCAGTTTGCTTTTCATCAATTGTTTTTTTTTACAATTTAGGAATCGAGTTATCACAAATTATGATGGGCTATATGGATCAAATGAGTCCGACACAAAAACAGCAGTTGGAGGCTTTGGAGCTAAGTGGGGGTGGTATCAGTCAATTTTCGCACTCGCTAAGGGTGATGTTAGAAGATTTGAAAATATCACTAGATTAAATATGCACCAATGCTTGATGGCGTTAGAATTTATAAAAGAAAAAAACGACTTAGAAATGAAACAAATAAAAAATAAAAGATGAGTGGAGCAAGAGGTTTTTACTTATTAACTGAAACAATAAAAACAAGCTTATTATCTGACGAAAATGTAAACACAGTTACAACAGGTGATATAACTAAAATAGATTTATCAAAACAAACTATATACCCATTGAGTCATATAATAATAAACAACGTATCACAAGAAAATCAAATATTAAGATTTAATATTAGTGTATTTTGTATGGATATTGTTGATGTAAGCAAAGAAGAAACTACTGATATATTTAGAGGTAATACAAACGAACACGATGTTTTAAATACACAACTTGCAGTGGCTAATAAATTAATTGAAACGCTGAGGGGTGGTGATTTATACACAACAAAATATCAGCTTGATGGAACAGTTTCGTGTGAGCCTTTTTATGATAGATTTGAAAATGAAGTTGCTGGCTGGGTGGCAACAATGGATATTTTGATACCAAATGATATAAATATTTGTTGATGGAATTAAATAAATTAAATGATATAATGCGTCAGTTTGTTCGACAAGTAGTTGTTGAAGCAAGGTCTAATGTGCCTTTTAAAAAAACAAGTGGCAAACTAAAAAATAGCATAAATGGTGATTATATCCCAGAAACACAAACTGCCTTTTTTACAATGCTTGAATATGGTAAATATCAAGATCTTGGTGTTAAAGGAACACAGAGTGGGGAAAGTGTAGGTAAAAAATACTATGGCTCACAAGCAAGGGAATACAAATACACAAACAATATGCCCCCACCAAGCGCATTAGATTCTTTTGTAGTGCGTAAAGGTTTTGCCCCAAGAGATTCAAGGGGTAGATTTTTGCCAAGAGCAGTAAACAAAGTGGGCTTTCAAAAATCAATAGCATTTTTAATTGCTAGGTCAATATTCGGCAAAGGTATAAAGCCATCTTTATTTTTCACTAAACCATTTATAAAATATTATAAAGATCTTCCAAATAAAGTAGCCCAAGCATTCGGAGATGATTTTGAAATAGAATTAACTAAAACACTAAACCCATAATGGCAATACAAAAAGTAAATATAAACACGCCCATATATATTAAAGTGGCAAATGCTAACTTAAATAATTGTCAATTAACTATTGCAATATATACTGGCGCATTTCAAACCTCACCAACAACAACATATACACTACGTAAGAACGAGGTGGCTAATAACAACTATGTAATCTTTGAAATAGGTGAACTGATTAAAGATTATATTTCATATGACTTTGATGGTACGTTTGGTGATAATGGTGTTAATTTATGGGTGCAAACAACAGCAACACCTTTTAATAGCAGCAATACAGCACTAGATGCAATCACTACAATTATGATGGCGTTTGATGGGTATGGGTATTTTGAAGAAGGGTTTACAACAGTATCAACAACCAATAGTGCAACAACACAGACACTAAATGCTTCAAAGGGTGCTGGTTTTTTATTAATGTCAAACTCTAAAATTATTAGAAAAAATGGTGAGCTTCTTAAAATACCAGTTGTTACTAATTTAAGTGTTAATTCTGGATCAGACACTTACACAGGTGCAACCACCGTTACATTTAAAAATGGATCATCAACTGTTTCAAGTGTTACAATTTCAACTGGTGTTACAAATACCTCTAGTATGATTGAATATGCAACAAGCACAAGTGCAACAATAACTTCTGTCGAGGTGGCAAGTTCATTAAAAGTATCAACGCTAGAAGTAATAGAAGATACTTGTAAAAAGTTTGATAATGTTGAGGTTTATTTTATAAATAAAGGTGGTGCAATTCAAAGGGCAAACTTCTTTTTAAAATCAACACAAACATTAAATGTCACTAAGGATATATTTAAAAGCAATACATTAACAACAGCAGCCAATTATTCAAAAAACAATCATCAATATAAAACGCTAAACATAAACAGCAGACAATCACTGACAATTAATAGTGGATATGTTCCTGATGACTTTAATTTGTTAATTGAAGAAATTTATGTTTCTCCAAGGGTTTGGATAAATGGTGCAGCAATTGGTGGTGATACAAACACCAGGCCACAATATTATCCTGTAATTGTGGAAAGCAAAAGCGTTACATTTCAAACAAGCCTAAACAACAGACTTGCTAACTATCAGCTGGAATTGATATATGCTTACGATAGAATAAATACGATTAGATAATGAATAAGGTAGGGTTAGCTATACCAGATATAATATTAGATGCACCACAGCCAGATCCTGACTTATGGCAAAATGAAAACACGTTATGGCAAAGTGCAACAAGGGTATGGAATGTAAACAATTTAATTACTGACATAGATTATCAAAGGCTTGATTTGTTTGAAGATGAGCAAATAAAACTTACACAAACAATACAGGATATAAAAGACATAGAAAAAGTTTTTACTGATTTTAGCCAAAGCTTTAGTTTACCAGCATCAAAAATAAATAACAAATTATTTAGGCATTATTACAGAACTGACATACAACTGACCACTCCTAGCGATGAAGTATTTAATGCAAACACAAAATTAACAGCAAGGCTGGAATTAAATTACAGACCATTCAGACAAGGGTACATAGTATTAAATCAAGTAAAATTAAAAAACAATCAACCTAGTTCTTACAACATTACCTTTTTCGGTGAAACAATTACTTTAAAAGATAGATTAAAAGATAGAAAATTAAGTAGCTTAAATTTTAGTCAATTCAATCATAATTATAATGTGGCAACAGTTAAAGAGGGTTTGGAAACTTTTGTTACAACATTAGGTGGCAATACAACATCAACTGCACATATCATATACCCTTTGATATCACATACACAGAGATTTATATACGATAGTACCGCACAAGGTGTTTTAACAACACAATCAAGATCAGATGCAACACGAAACCTTTACGCACCATCAAGTGGTGCAAGTCAAAGTACAAGTGGTAGTGGTGATACAGAAAGATTAGGAACAACCAAAGGCCTACAATTTAACGATTTAAAACCAGCCATAAGGGTTATTGATATTTTAAATGCAATTGAAAATGATGCAGACATTAATCTACAATTTACAGATGATTTTTTTATAACAACAGGCTATTTTGGTGATTTGTATATGTGGCTTCATAGAAACAAAGGTGATATAGGCATTACACCAACAGGATCAAGTGATGTTAGCACAATATTAGTTGATACGATAGAGAGTTTTACAGGTGATACAACTCAATTTTTTGATGACAATGGTGCTGCAAACTTTGTACCTACTTTTGTGGGGGGTGTTTTTACTTTTAGAGTAGCACAATCTGGCCCAGTAGAAGATTTAGATACTGAAGAAATGAGTGTTAGCTGGACAATAACTTCCAGTGATACTAGCAAAAACTTTACTGCAAGAATAAAAGATTTTACAACTGGTGAGCCTATTGTTTTTCAAGAATATGGAAACACAAACCCACTTACAATAAGTGCTGGTTTTTCTGCACCAAATGTAGATGGTGCATTAGAAGAAAATAAAATAGTATTTGAAATTGAAACAACAGAAACTTCTTTGCCATTGACATTTACTATGACTTTTACAAAAACACTAACAAACACTGATATAACTGGTCAGCCAGAAGTTTTAAGTTTTGCCGTTTCACCAAGTTCAATTAGCCCATCATCTTTAGTAGATACAATAATAGTGTCAGAACAAATACCAGATATAACTATTGTTAATTTTTTAACAGGTTTGTTTAAAATGTTTAATTTAACTGCCTTTATTGAAAGTGATGTTAGTAGTAGTGACTATGGTAAGGTGCGAGTAAGAACGCTTGATAGTTTTTATTCAAGTGGTACAAGTAGAAACATAACAGAGTTTGTAGACACAAGCCAAGGTGAAAGTGGTTTTAGTGTGCCTTTCAATGATATTGAATTTAAGTTTGAAGAGCCGAAAACTTTTGCAGCATTTTTCTTTGATAAAATAAATGGTAGAGAATATGCAAGTGCAAAAGCATCAACAACACAAAATAGTGGGCGTGATCCAAGATTGAATAGGGGGCAAGATTATAGGATTAAACTACCTTTTGAAAAAATGTTTTTTGAAAGATTAATTAATGTAAACAACAATGCAAATACAGGCATAGGGTTTGGTTACTTTGTAGATAACGATCAAAACCCAACAATAGCAAAACCATTATTATTTTTACGTGAAACAACCTCATCAGAAAGAATACAAATTTTTGATGGTGGTGGGGCTGGTACACCAGCAAGCATTCAATCTTATAATAGGCCAACTAATTTTAGACCAGGTACAGAAACAAGAGTTATTTCAGTAAGTGCTTCTGAATCAAGTAACTACACATTTGAATTTATCAATGGGACAACATTCGAAACCACAACAGGATCGGTTGCCCCAGGTGCTGGTACTACAATTACACCAGTGGTTACAGGTAGTTTTATTGAAACTTCAACGCCAGCAAGTGCTTCAAATATTACCATAAGCACCACAATACTTACAACAGGTCAAACAATAAACTTTAGCACAGAGATAAATACATTTAACAACTCAATAGATGCCAATACATTATTTAGCTCTTTTTATAAAACATACATTAATGATGTCTTTAGTAGTAGTAGGCGACTTGTAAAAGTTAATGCTATTTTGCCACAAAGTTTCTTATTGAATTATAAATTAGCCGATACAATTGTTATAAATGATATAGAGTATTTAATTAATAAAATATCTACAAATTTACAAACAGGGAAAAGCACTTTAGAATTATTAAATAAAGTTAGTTAATATGATAGATAATATAATACAATTATTAGAGTACGCAAAAGGAGAAACTGAAAATATAAAAATTGCACAAGGAAAATACAGGCTACCAAATAATTTAAAAGAGGGTTACAGACAATTAAAAAAAGAAGTTAGATGGAAAAAGTAATTGATGTAAAAGTAAACATACAACAAGCTAAAAAAAACTTTGATGAGGTAAACGAGAGCATAAAATTACAAGAAAAGTTTGTATCAGATTTAAAACTGAAAATAGCCGAGCTTGAGTTTGAAATGTCAAATATGAATGGCACTCAGCAAATGATGGCAGATCAAACATTAAAAAAATTTAACGCTGAATTAAAGGTAGAAACAGCTTCACTAAGAGCATTAAAGGTAGAAGCCCAACAATACAACAAAGTATTAAAATCACAAAATAAAACAACTGGCGTTGGTAGGGTAAAAGCACTTGAATTTAATGAAACACTTTTAAAAAATAGAGACATACAAGCTGGACTAAACACAATAACTGGTGGTGTTTCTGGTCAGCTCGTAAAGTTTGCTAAACTATTTGTATCAGCAGGCAAGGGAATAAGAGCAGCAAGTTTGTCTTTAAATTTATTTAAAAAAGCATTAATTGCGACTGGTATCGGTGCGTTGGTAGTTTTGGTTGGTACACTTGCAGCAAACTGGGATAAAGTTGTAGCTGCATTAAATGGCGTAACAAGAGAGCAAAAAAAACAGCTAGAAGATTTAACAGAGTTAGTTGCATTAGAGAAAGAACGTTTTCAAGACATTACCTCAACTGAAGAATCATTAAAAAGATCTGGAAAAACCGAAAGGGAGATTTTAAATTTAAAAATACAGCAAACAAACGAAACAATTGCCGCATTAGAAGCACAACTAGAAACTCAAAAGCAAGTAAAAAAATCACAAGTAGAAGCAGCAGAAAGAAATAAACTTATCGTTCAAGGTATTATAGGTTTTGTCTTTATGGGTGTAAGTTTAGTTCTCGCTGCTATCGATGGTATTACAGCAGGATTAGCAGCTCTTGGTGTATTGGACGAGGGTACAAGTTTATTAGATGATGTTACTGGTTATGTTGCTGAATTTTTATTTGATCCTGAAGAAGTAGCTGAAGAGGGTGATGCAACAATTAAAGAAACTGAAAAGCAATTGCAAGAATTAAAAAACAGGCGTGATGGCTTTTTAAATAAAATTGACAAAGAAGATCAAGAGAGGGCTGATAAGAAAAAGGCAGAAACTGATAAAGCAAATCAAGAAGCATTAGATAATGAAGAAATAAGGTTACAAGCCATAGCAGACTTACAAGCAAGGTATAGAAAATTAAATCAAGATGCCGAGGATAAAAGCTTTGAAGAAAAAGCACAAAGGCAAAAAGAAAGGGCATTAGCAGAATTAGAGCAATTGAATGCAACAGAACAGCAAAAGGCAGATGCTATTTTGTATTTTGATAATTTAATTAAAGAAGCTAAAATAAAAGACGCACAAGCAATAACTAATGCAATCGAGCAACAAGAAGCTACAAGAACAGCATTAAAATTACAGGCATTAGATAGTGCAATATCAATTGCAAATGAAGAAAGTGCAGTGGGCAGGGCGTTGATTGTAGCTAAACAAATATTACTTGCAAAAGAAGCCATAATTAATTTTAAAAAGAATTTAATAAATGCGACAAGTGCTATGACTGGCGTTACATTAACTGCAAGTGAAGCAAGTGTACAAACTACGGCATCAATAGCAAAGGCTGCAAACGTTGCACCACCACCATTAAATTTACCATTTATAGCAACAGCATTAGCAACGGCAGCAAGTGTAATATCGGCAGTAAAAGGGGCAGTAGATGCAACAAAAAGCGCAGCAAGTGCAGCAGGAGCAGGTGGGGGTACAAGTGCTAGATTAGATACACCTCAAATATCAACACAAGCACCAGCATTTAATATAGTAGGTGCATCGCCAGAAAATCAATTAGCACAAACAATAGCAGATCAAACACAACAACCAATACAAGCTTTTGTAGTGGCTAATGATGTGACAACTGCACAAGGGCTAGAAAGAAATATAATACAAGAAAGCAGCTTAGGATAAAGCAAAACAAAATAATAAAAATGTTATATAATTATGAAAATAGTAGAATTAATACTTGACGAGAACGAAGAACTATCTGGTGTTGATGCAATATCAGTAGTAGAAAACCCAGCAATAGAAGAAGATTTTGTTGCACTAAAGGCACAAGAGCTAAAATTAGCAGAAGTAGATAAAGAAAAAAAGATATTGCTAGGTGCTTTGCTTATACCAAACAAGCCAATATTCAGAAAAGGTGCAGAGGAAGATTACTATATATATTTTTCAAAAGATACTGTAAAAAAAATTAGCGAAAACTTTCTACAAAAAGGCAACCAAAACAAAACAACATTAGAACACCAGCAATCTTTGAAAGGATTGACGCTTGTTGAAAGCTGGATAGTTGAAGATGAAAAATACGACAAATCAAGAAAGTACAATATGGAAGTGCCTGTTGGAACTTGGATGGGAGCAGTAAAAGTAAACAACAATCAAGTATGGGAAGAGTTTGTAAAAACAGGCAGAGTAAAGGGTTTTAGTGTTGAGGGTTATTTTGCTGATAAAATGGATAGGCCAAAAGATGCAGGTGTAAAAGATCTATCTAAACACGAAACTGATGATATTATAGATGCTATTAAAGAATTATTTACACACCACGTACAATTAAAAACTTTTAATGATTATCCACAAAGCGTAGTAAATAATGCAAAGCGTGGCATTGAATTAAATGCAAAAGTGAATAACAAGTGTGCGACATTGGTTGGCAAAAATCGTGCAAGACAATTGGCAGCTAAAGAAAAGCTATCTGTATCTACAATCAAAAGGCTGTATAGTTATTTAAGTAGAGCAGAAACGTATTACGATCCAAAAGATAATGAAGCGTGTGGTACAATATCCTTTTTATTATGGGGTGGTAAATCTGCAAAAAGCTGGGCAGAAAGCAAATTGAAAAGTTTAGGTGAATTAAAATTATATAGCGAAAAAGTAAATGATGACTTTGCTATTATAATGGATAGACTTGCGTACAGCTCAAAAGATATGGCTGAAAAAATTGCACTTGATATTGGGTGTGATGGCATACACGAACACGATTACGAAGGACAAACTTGGTATATGCCTTGTGAAAAACACGCTATGAGTGAAGAAGAATTTAGAAAGTATAAATGTCCCGAGGGTTATGTGAAAGACTACAAGAAACACAAGTGCGTAAAAAAAGATAAATATGCAAAGGTTGGCAAAAGGGGTGGTATTGTAAAAAGTCCAAAAGCCCCAGGTGCTGGAACAAAAAACCCTAACCCAAAAGGCAAAGGCACAGCAAGAGGCACTGCAAAAGGAAGAACTGGTGCAAAGCCAACAGCAAAAGACAGAGCAACGCTACAAAAAAAGGCAAATGATTTTAACAAAAGATACAAAGAAAAATTAGGTTATGGTGTGACAGTCGGTGTTTTGTCAAGTGTATTTCAGAGAGGGCTAGGCGCATTCAACGTATCACACAGCCCAAGAGTAAATAACCCAAGCCAGTGGGCTTTTGCAAGAGTAAATGCCTATTTGTATCTAGTTAAAAATGGCAGACCACAAAACCCAAAATACAAACAAGACAATGACTTACTACCGAAAAAACACCCGAAAAGCACAAAGTAGGCGCAGAAGATCTGTATATATAGGATATAGAAATACATCAAGTCCAAGACCAGGAAGCAATCGTGCTTGTTTGTGTTGGGAAGAAGAAACATACCATATTGACTGTTGTGATGGTTCATTACACGCACAAGGTATAGGAAAAACAACTGCTTAAACGCAAATTATTAATCAATAAATGTTATAAAATTATGAAATCACAAGAATTAATTAGTCAAATCAAAAACTTATTAGGTATGGAAGAAAACATACAATTAGCACAATTAAAGCTAGAAAATGGAACTGTTTTAGAAGCAGATTCTTTTGAGCAAAATATGGAAGTATTTATTTTATCTGATGATGAAAGAATCTCTTTACCTGTTGGTGAATATCAACTTGAAGATGGTAGAACACTTACAGTAGAAGATGAGGGTGTAATATCACAAATAGGTATGGAAGAAGAAAAAGAGGAGAAAGAAGAAAAAGAAGAAAAAGAAGAAGAAAAGGAAAAGATGGAATATGTGACCAAAGAAGAATTTAAAAAAGAAATGGACGATCTTCGTAAGTATATGGAAGAAATGATGAAAACGAAGGACGATGAAAAGGAAAAGGAAAAAGAAGAAATGGCTTCTCAAGTGGCAACAGAAATTGCAGTAGAAATGAGCAAACAACCAGCTACAAAACCAATTAAGCACAGTCCAGAAAATAAAGAAGATAAAAAGAAGTTTGTTTTCGCTGACAATAGATCACAAACAACTTTAGATAGAATAATGAGTAAATTAGCAAACAAGTAAAAATTAAATAATTATGGCAGTTTTAACACACGTAGTAAACCCTGCAAGGAGAGAAAGAAACGAAGTCGATCAAGTTACGGCAGCAGTTACTCTTACAGCAGCAGATAGTGGAAAATGGTATGAACTTGCAGCATCGGCAGGTGTTACAGTTACATTACCAGCAGTAAGTTCTGGCTTAAATTTTAGATTTGTTGTAGCAAATGCGTTTGATACTTCAAATTATATTATAGATAGTGCAGAGGGAGATAATATAGATGGGAATTTAATAGTAAATGGAGCAGCAGTTGCAGCTTCTGGTGAAGATCAAATTAACTTTGTAGCATCAGCAGAATCAGTCGGTGATTTTATCGACATTTGGAGTGATGGAAACAAGTGGTATGTTTGGGGAATCGGAAACTCAGCAGGTGCAATTACAGCAACAGACCCAAGTTAATAATTAAATAAAAAAAGAAAATAGATATGGCAACAACAACTTCAATAACAACAACCTATGCTGGTGAATTCGCTGGAGATTATATAGCAGCAGCGTTGTTATCAGGTGTAACTTTATCTGGTGGTGGAGTTACTATTAAACCGAACATCAAGTTCAAAGAAGTATTAAAGAAATTAGCACTTGATAGTATTTTAAAAGATGCTACTTGTGATTTTGATTCTACTTCAAATGTAACTTTAACAGAAAGAATCTTACAACCAGAGGAGTTTCAAGTAAACTTACAGCTTTGTAAAAAAGATTTTAGACAAGATTGGGAGGCTGCAAGTATGGGCTTTAGTCAGTACGATAACCTACCTAAAAATTTCTCTGATTTCTTATTAGCACAAGTAGCTGCAAAGGTTGCAGAAAAAGTAGAGCAGAATATTTGGCAAGGTGCAACTGCAAACGCAGGTGAGTTTAATGGCTTTCAAGCATTATTAGCAGCTGATGGTGATGTAGTAGACGTTACTGGTACAACTCTTTCAGCTTCAAATATTATTGCAGAAATGAACAAGGTAGTAGATGCAATTCCTGGAGCAGTTTATGGCAAGGAAGATCTTAAAATTTACATACCAACAACTGCAGCTAAGTTTTATGTACAAGCACAAGCAGCATTAGGTTATAGAGATTTATACAACGTTGGAAAAACTGATATGAACTTCCAAGGCATTCCTCTTTATACAGCACCAGGCTTAGGAAATGACAAAATGGTAGCAGCTCAATCAAGCAACTTATTTTTTGGTACTGGTCTTTTAAATGACTGGCAAGAAGTTAAGCTAATTGATATGGCTGATATTGACGGATCACAAAACGTAAGAGTAATTCTAAGAGGATCTGCAGGAGTACAACACGGAATTGGAAGTGATATTGTACTTTATTCATAATTAAATTAATCAAGGGGGTGTCAAGCCCCCCTTATAAAAAGTAAACAAGATGGCGTGTAATATAACAAATGGAAGAAGTTTAGCTTGTAAGTCAGGAGTAGGTGGCTTAAAGTTTGTATTTTTTTCCAATTATTCAAATGCGACAAGAGATTTAAGTGTCGCTACTGACGGATCTGTTACGCTTGATGGTTCAGTAGATTTTTTCAGATATGATTTAAAAGGTAATTCTTCGTTAGAAACTGCAATTAATTCATCAAGAGAAAATGGTACTACTTTTTATGAAAGCACTTTAAATGTAACTTTACAATTTTTAGATAAAGCAACACAAGAGCAAATTAAATTGTTAGCACACGGCAGACCACAAGTAGTAGTAGTAGATTATAATGATAATGCATTTTTATTAGGTAAAGAACACGGATGCGAAGTAACTGGGGGTACAATGGCCACAGGGGCAGCTATGGGTGATCTGAGTGGTTTCACTCTAACCATTACTGCACAAGAAACAGCACCACCATTCTTCTGCGCTGCAGCACCGAGTGATGATGCAACTTCACCAATTGCACCAAATTAACAAGGGGTGTGTATATACGAATTAAGGGGGCTCATTGCCCTCTTTTTTTTTACAAAAAATATTATTTTCTTTGTTATATAATTATGAAGATTCTGACAACAAGTGCAAGTTCGCAAACAATAAAGGTTATACCAAGAAGCTATGATACCACAGGCACACTAGAAGTTACAGATGAATCAACAAACAAAACATATACATATAGTTCAAGCAGTTGGTCAGTAGATAAAAACTATTTACAAATACCAAACGCCTATACTGATTCTGGATCTTCTATTTTAAAAGAAGGCAGGTTTTATAATATTGTTGTAAAAAATGGCAGTAGTTCTATTATTTATAGGGATAAAATATTTGTAACAGATCAAACAATAGGCAATGGTGACTTTACAATTAATAGTGGTGAATACGTTACAAGTGGTGCAGCAGCTATGAATGATGATGAGTATGTAATAATATAAAAATATGAGTGATTTAAGAGTAATCAATTTAAGTACTTACACAAGCCCAGAAATAAAAGAGGTTAGGAACAAAGAATACATTTTGTATGGCGAGGACAATATGTACTTCCAATATCTTATAGATAGATATAATGGCTCACCCACAAATAGCGCAGTAATAAATGGAATAAGTGAAATGATATTTGGAAAAGGCTTAGATGCTACTGATAGCAACAGAAAGCCAAATGAATATGCACAAATGAAAGTTTTGTTCACTGATGATTGTGTTAGAAAATTATGCTATGATTTGAAACTAATGGGTCAGTGTGCTGTTCAAGTAATTTACTCGCAAGATAGATCTCGTATTGCTGGTTTAGAACACATACCTGTTGAAACCCTAAGAGCAGAAAAAAGCGAAGATGGTGAAATACAAGCATATTATTATGCAAATGACTGGACGCAAGTAAAACAAAATACAGAATTAAAAAGAATACCAGCCTTTGGTACAAGCAAAGAAAGTTTAGAAATAATGTACATTAAACCATACAGGGCAGGTTTTTTTTATTACTCTCCTGTTGATTATCAAGGTGGCTTACAATATGCAGAGCTTGAGGAGGAGGTTTCCAATTATCATCTAAACAACATTATGAATGGACTTGCCCCATCAATGCTTATAAACTTTAACAACGGAGTGCCAAACGAAGAAGAAAGAGAATTAATTGAGCAAAGAATATATCAAAAATTTTCAGGTAGTAGCAACGCAGGTAAATTTATCTTAGCATTTAATGACAATCCAGAAAGCCAAGCAAGTATGGACCCTGTGCAATTAAGCGACGCACATAATCAATATGAGTTTTTATCCAGCGAAAGCACAAGAAAAATAATGGTAAGCCATAGAGTTGTTAGCCCTATGCTGTTAGGTATCAAAGATCAAACAGGGTTAGGTAATAATGCTGACGAATTAAAGACTGCTTCTATATTAATGGATAATACAGTTATTAGGCCTTTTCAAACGCTTTTAATAAATCACTTTGAACAAATATTAGCCTTTAATAAAATAAGCCTTAATTTATACTTTAAAACGCTTCAGCCATTAGAGTTCACAGACTTAGATAATGTAGAAGATGAAGAAACAAAAGAAGAAGAAACAGGCGTAAAACAAGATCTTGCTAGTGATGTTTATTTAGATAACGATAGTATGTGTGAGTTAGCTGATGATTTAATTTCAAAAGGGGAAGAAATGGGAGATGATTGGGAGTTGATTGATGAAAGACCAGCAATGGAAGATGAAAGCCAAATAAAAAGTTATTTTGAGTTTGCTAGTGTAATGACTGGCGATGCAAGAAAAAAAAGCATACAAGATACAAGTTTGTTCAGAGTGCGTTACGCATATTCTGGTGAATTGACAAGAGATAAAGATGGCAAAGTAATCACAAGAGAATTTTGCAGAAAAATGCTAAAAGCTAACAGAGTTTATCGTGTCGAAGATTTAGATAAAAATAGTTTAGCAAACAAAGAATTAAGCCCAGCAGGTACAAATCTAGGTGGCTATAACATATGGAAATACAAGGGGGGTGCAAATTGCCATCACGTTTGGCTTCGTAGAATATATTTGAAAAAAGGCAACAAAAAAATATCAGTAGGTAGAGCAAGAAAAATAATTAGTGCGCTACCAATTGATGACAGAAAAGGTGCTAGATTTGAAGGTCCAGCAGCACCAAAGAAAAACCAAAACCCAAAGGAAGTGGCTATGCGACCAATTGATATGCCTAACCGTGGATATTTAAACCCTAGATAATATTATGGCAACTACTTTATTTATAACACGAAAACAACTAGTACAAAACACGATCCTTGATGGAAACGTTGACACTGACAAGTTTATACATTTTATAAAAATTGCACAGGAGATTCACATAAGAAACTTTCTAGGAACAGATTTGTATAATGCTATCGTTACAAAAATAAATGCTGGTAATTTAACAGGGGCATATTTAACACTAACAACTACATACGTACAGCCTATGTTGATTCATTATGCTATGGCAGATTATTTACCCTTTGCAGCGTACCAGATCAAAAATGGTGGCGTATTTAAGCACACAAGCGAAAATGCAGAAAGTGTAAGCAAAAATGAAATAGATTATTTAGTAAAAAAAGAAAGAGATATAGCTGAATATTACACAAGAAGATTAATTGATTATTTAGATTTTAACAATAGCAGCTTTCCAGAATATTCAACAAATAGTAATGATGATATTTTCCCTGACAAAGATAGTTTATTTAATGGGTGGGTTTTATGAAAAAAAGGAATAGCAAACCTAAACAAAATAATGTAAAAAAATTATTAGTTTATTTAAAAAAAATAGTAAATGGCAACACTAACTAATACACAAATTTCGGTTACTTATGTAGGGCTACTAAAAACTTCTGGTAGCACCATATTAGATTCTACACCTCAACAAATTACTGATGGTAGTGGCAACAACTCACAACTATTTTTATCTACGACAAAGGTTGGTGTTGGTGCTACGCCAAGTGGTTCTGATACATTACAAATTACAGGAACTTCAAGTTTTTCAAGCCATATAACTTTAGCTGATAATGCAGAATTAAGAATAGGAACAAGCACTGATTTACAGGCATCACACGATGGAACTGATTCTTTTATAATTAACAATACTGGTGATTTATATTTAAGAAACTTAGCTGATGATAAAGATATAATATTTCAATCAGATGATGGAAGTGGTGGTGTTACTACATATTTTGAAGTTCAAGGTTCTAATACAAGAACTGTTTTTAGAAAAACTTTAAACTTACAAGATAGCGTTGATTTATATTTAGGAACAAGTAGTGATTTAAGACTTGTACACAATGGTTCTGATTCAATTATTTCAAACGCAACAGGAAACTTAACTATATCAAATTCTGCCAACGATGCTGATATATCTTTTCAGTGTGACGATGGCTCTGGTGGTTTAGCTGAATATTTTAGGTTAGATGGTAGTAGCGAGATAAATGTGTTTAGTAAAGATACATTTTTTATAGACAACGTAGATTTAAAAGTTGGTAGTAGTGGTGATTTAATTTTAGTGCACGATAGTTCAAATTCTTTTATACATAATGTTACAGGAAATTTAACAATTAAAAATTCAGCAGATGATAGTGATATAGTTTTCGAATCAGATGATGGATCTGGTAGTGTAACTGAATATTTTAGAGTTGATGGTGGCTCTGAAGCTAATATTTTTTCTAAAAAGGTGGGTATTGGCACAAGTAGTCCAGGTGGTAATCTACACGTAGTTGGTGATAGTGGTAGCTCTGGTCAAATATATGTTTCTGATGCTGATAATGGTATTGGGACTGGTGATGCTTTATTAATAAACAAATCTGGCACAAATGCTTTTGTTTATAACAGAGATGATGGGCAGATCTCTTTTGGTACAAACGACACTAGTAATATGCTTGTAATAGCAAATACAGGTGACGCTACTTTTACAGGAGCTGTAACAGTTGGGTCAACGGGGGCAGCCCCATTGTTATTTAATAAAAGCACATACGGTGATATGGACACTGATGCTTTTTACAGAATAAAATTTCAAGATCAAGGAGGTGTATTAAACGATGTGGGTATTGGACAAACTGCAACTGGAAATTTAGGTTTTAATATTACATCAGGTAAAGATTTTATATTTAATGGAGGTACAAGCGGTAACGCTTTAACTTTAGGGTCCGATGGTAGTGCAACTTTTGCAGGAACAATAGCAAGCAACAACATAGCTGTAACAAATTCTGGTAACGGAGAGGTTTCGGTTACAAGAACAAGTGGTGCAACAGTAACAAATATTGCACAATCTGCAAGAGGGCAAATAGGTACAAGTTCAAATCACGAATTACAACTAATTACAAATGCTACTGCAAGATTAACAATAAGCACATCAGGAGATGCAACTTTTGCAGGAAGTGTAAATTTAGCAGATAGTCAAGCAATTAATGTCGGTACTAGCAGTGATTTACAAATCTTCCATAATGGCACTGATTCATTTATTGATAACTATACAGGTGATTTAACAATTAGAAACAGACAAGATGATGGAGATATAGTATTTACTTCTGATGATGGTTCTGGTGGTCTTGATACATATATTAGAATAGATGGTGGGCAAACACGAACAGAATTTAATAAAGAAACACTACATTTTGATAATGTTATAGCAAATTTTGGTACATCTAGTGATTTAAAAATATATCACGATGGTAGTAATTCATATGTACAAGCTGAAGGAACTGGTGATTTGGTAATAGAGCAAAAAACAGATGACAAAGATATATTATTTAAGTCAGATGATGGTAGTGGTGGTGTTGAAACTTATTACTTTTTAGATGGTAGTAACGGAAGAAATAGATTTTTAAATACAGTTACTTTATCAGATTCAGTACCTTTAATACTAGGTGATGGTGATGATTTACAAATATCTCACGATGGTAGTAATTCTTTTATTAGTAATTTAGGCGTAGGACATCTAACAATACAAAATACTGTTGATGATAAAGATATTGCCTTTAAATGTGATGACGGATCTGGTGGAGTAGCAACCTATATGACAATTGATGGTGGTATTACAATGACAACATTTGCAAAAGACACTAGACACAATGATAATGTAAAGGCTAATTTTGGTGATAGTGCTGACTTAAAAATATATCACGATGGAACAAATAGTTATATAGAAAACGTTACTGGTAATTTACGTATTGAAAATGATACTAATGATGGTAATATTGAGTTTTATAACGATGATGGATCAGGTGGCAAGGCATTATATTTTAAATTAGATGGTACATATGCACTATTAAATATTCAAAAACCTATGCAATTTAATGATAGTGTAAAAGCTATCTTTGGTAGCTCGGTACAATTAACAGGAGACTTACAAATTTATCACGATGCAAGTAATTCATATATTCAAGACACAGGCACAGGTGATTTGTTTATAGATGCTACAACCCAAATAATTTTTAGAGATTATGCTTCGAGTGAAGTAATGGCAAAGTTTATTAATGATGGTGCAGTAGAACTTTACCACGATAACAGCAAAAAGTTTGAGACTACAAGTGCAGGTGCAGATGTTACAGGAACTTTAAATTTAGATAACCTTACAGTTGATGGCGCACAAGGATCTGATGGTCAAGTATTAACATCAACAGGTAGTGGTATTGCTTGGGAAAATGCAAGTGGTGGTGGTGGTAGTAGTACAGATTCTTTTGTTTTAAATTTTTCAGCAAGTCACTCTAGCAATAGCACAAGTAATTATTATGTTTTTAGAAACAAGTCAAATAGCACGATGGTTACTTTCGGTACATCAGCATCACACGCAGGAGATTTTTATTATGCTTCTTTAGTTATGCCTGTTGCTTGTTATTTAAAGACTGTGCATATTAAGAATATACAAACCACCCCATCAGCAACAGTTGCAAAAATGAAAATATTTAAAAATGACAGCACAGCAGAGTTTACAGGCAGTAACATAAGTTGGAGTGGTGCAGGATCTACAGGTGCATCTTGGACCCAAACTCTTTCAAGTTCTGATAATAGTTTTGCAGCAGGTGATAGAGTAGATATAGGGTTTAACTTAGATGGTACAATGGGTGGTGTTACTTGTACTATGCTATTTGAATTAACATAATATTAAGAATATGAGTTATATATGGAACATACAAGACTTACAAGTTTACAGCAATCACAATGATAAACAAGACGTAATTTATTGTGCAAATTATTCTTTGACTTACACAGATAATACAGGAAACGCTGAGACAATATTTAAGCAAATTAATTTTGACATATCAACCTTAGATAATTTTGTTGCGTATGATAGCCTAAGTGCTGCAAACGTAATAGAATGGATAAGAAACAGCTTAGGTACAGATGGTGTATCTGCTTTGGAAACTGAAGTAAATACAGCATTAAGTAATATGCTAAATACATCAACCAAAACATTAAGATAATTTAATATTAAATAATAAAAAAAATAATGTTGTATATTTAAAATAAAAAATAATTATGAAAAAAATTAGTCAAGAAGAATTAAATTACATTAAAGAGATTTTATCAAGTATTGCACTCAACGATCAAAAGATAGGTTTTAAAAACAGAAAAATACAAGTTTTAGATGCTGAAATAAAACAATTATATCAAGATACATTTCAGTTAGAAGCTGATCAAAAAAATCATATGAATAAACTTGAAGAAAAATATGGTAAAGTAATAATTAATTTAGAAGATGGAACTATAACAAAAGATGAAAAACAAGATTAGTGAAGATACAAACGTAACATTAGATTTAAAAACTATTGGTATTATTATTGGTGGGGTGGTTGCTATTGCAACAACTTACTTTACTTTGCAAAGCAGTGTAGCAGCAAATACTGATGATATAAAAAATTTAAAAACTGATGGTGTTTCAAGTGTTGAATTTCAATACAAGGACGAGCTAGTACGATCAACAATTAAACGTATTGAAGAAAAGCAAGAGACTATGGGTGATGATGTCAAAGAAGTTAAACAACAACTTGACAAAATTGATGAACGATTGTATCAAATAAGTAAAAACAGATGAAACTATGTGTAACGGCGATTGCCCTTTTTGTATCGGTTGCGACTTTAGCACAAGCTGAATCTATTTCAATAGTTCAGTACACTGCTAATTTTGCAGAAGAAATATCTTTAGATGAATACAAAGATTATAATGTAGAAACCCTACTTATGTCTAATTCTAAAAAAATATTTGATAAAAAGAAAATTAAGTATTTACCCACTGTTATATTATATAATGATGGTGAAGAAGAATTAAGAATAGAGGGTGATATAAGTTTAAAACTGCCAGATAATTGGAAGCAATTACTAAACAAACATATAGATTTATTATTGGAACAACGCTTCTAAGCACGTTTACATTTAGTCAAATACAAGAGGATAAAAAGTTACATTTTGCTGCTGGTAATGTTATAGGGGCTGCTGGTTATGTTTATTCATATAACAAACATCAAGATAAAAAAAGAGCAATAATTAATAGTGTTTGTCTTGCATTTGCAGCAGGTGTTGTTAAAGAAATATACGATGGAGAAAATGATGGTTACGTTGAACACGAAGATATATTAGCAACTACATTAGGTGGTATAACAATTTCGGCTTTATTTAATTTATTAAACAAAAATAAAAAATCAAATTATAGAAAACTAGATAAAAAATTAGGAGGTTATTATTATGAACACAACTACAAAGAAATTAATTACACTGATTATAATGCTTTTTACGAGCTTGACTTTTACACAAGTTATAACACAGGACAAGCTAAAAAAAGTAAGAAAAAATAACTTATTTAAAAAAGTATTTAAATACTCTACATTTTATGGTGCATATTCACAAACCAACTCGATACAAGCACCACAAACATTTATTGTAACACAAGACAACGAGCTAATAGAAACCACAAAGCGTTATCCCTCTGATATGATGATGACTTATGGGTGGCGTAAATTAGCACATTTCCAGTACGAAGATCGTGATAAATTTTATGATGGTGATGAAAAAAATGCAAGTGTTAAATCAAGTATTGGTGCTTACAAAGGTTTAGAATATCTTGTGGAATATTCACGTGGTAGGCAACAAGGCCGTGAGTTTAATAATCAAGAAATATTTTTACGCTATCTTGCAAACTATTGGTTAATTAAAGGTGAGTATCAGAAAAATGAACTAGTAGATATTGACTACAAAAGTGCTGAATTAAGATTACGTTTACCTATTGGAAAAAAGTTTAGCTTTAGTGCTGGTGCAATTTATCGTACATACGAAAAAGCCTATGGACACAACCCAATACAAAACTACTTAGAAGATAATGCTTGGTGGGAACTAGCCTACCAATATCACACAGATCAATTATATGAAATGATAGACCCTTTTACACAAGAAAGTTTGGGCTACGATTATCTTTGGTACAACCAACAAGGGCAAATAATAGCTGCAAGTGATGCTGATTATAGAAACGGAGTATTTCAAAATGTTGTTAATAGATATAATCGTGAACAGCTTTCAATGATTGGGGGCTTCGCAGATCTTGCCCCAGTTGCTGGTGTAGATTTCTATCATTATAAAAGAAATTTTTGGGTGCATTTATACGGAAGTGTAATGACAAAACACAAATTAATGACTGGTGATGAAAGATATTCGTATGGTAATTATGTAGATGGTGAATGGATTGATTACTCGGCTGGTGGTGTGTTCGGTTTCAAATTTGGAAAATTCGGAGTTTTTAGCGAACTTACACTACAAAGATACTGGGATAGAAATATAAAGCAAATCAAAGTAGGTATTAATTTTAAATTATAATTATGTGGAAACTAACAAAAAAATATTTTAAAGACTTGTGGGCTTTTTGGTGGGGGCTGACAACGATAGATGAAAAGGCAAAAGCTACAGGAAAAGAAATAAAACGTAGAGCAAAAAATGTAAAAAAAGAACTTCAAGATGTTGGCAAAGCAATGAAAGAAGTTGGTAATCAAATAGGTGATATAGATGATGCAGTAAAAGGTAAAAAAAGAAAGGGAAGAAAAAATGAAAAAAATAAGTGAACATATTTCATATAACGAGGCAGTATATAGTGCAACTGCAAAGCGTAAAGGCATAGACAATAAACCAACAAAAAAGCAAGTTGATAATATGCAACTGATAGCTGAAAAAATTTTTGAACCATTAAGAGAATGGGTTGGTGGCCCAATAAAAATAAATAGTTTTTTCAGAAATAAAGCAACAAATGAAGCCGTTGGTGGCAGTAGTACTTCTATGCATTGCAAAGGTTTAGCAATTGATCTTGATGATATATATGGATATAAAACTAACGCTGAAATGTTTTATTATATATGCGAAAATTTAGAGTTTGATGTTGCTATATGGGAATTTGGTGATGATAAAAACCCAAGCTGGGTGCACGTAAGCTATAGACCAGATGCAAATAGAGGCAAAATATTAAAAGCAGTAAAAGAAAATGGCAGAACTAAATACGAATACTTTAAATTATGAGCAAAAAAAAGTTTAGCGAAACTAAGGTTGGTAAATTTTTATTAAACAAAGGCAGTAATTTATTTAATGTTGTGGGTGATGTACTGCCAGACAATGGTGTTTTAGGCGTTGTAAAGAATTTAATTGACAAAGACAATACAATGCCCCAACAAGACAAGGAAACGGCCTTAGAGCTTATAAAACAGGATCAAATAGAAATGCAAGAGATTACTAAAAGATGGGTGGCTGATGCTTCTGCTGGTTGGCTACAAGCAAACGTTAGACCATTAACACTTATTTTTTTTAGTGTTGCTTATGTTGTCGGTTGGTATTTAGATTATCCACTTGAAAGTATTACAGGTTTATTAAGTTTAATTGTTGGTGCTTATTTTGGATCTCGTGGTGTTGAAAAAGTAATGGGTAATAACAGACATAAATAATGCCACGCAAGACAATAGTAAACATATATAAAAGCAAATCTAGAAAGCGCAAAGGCATACATTCAAAAACAAAAAGCAGCAAATTAAAAGCAAGTAAAAATTATCTAAAAAGGTATAAATCACAAGGTAGATAATATATATATCTTATAAGTATTATATATATATAAGTAAGTTATATAGTAGTACTTATATATTAATATAATAAAATTTTTTAGATGGCCAAAAGAAAACAACTAATAAAAAAATTAGATGCTGTTTTTTCAGAATATATAAGAAGAAGATACGCAAAAAATGATATTGCACAATGTTTTACTTGTGGTAAAAAAGATCACTGGAAAAGATTACAATGTGGACACTTCCAAAGTCGCAAACACTACGCAACGAGATGGAATGAAGATAACTGCCAGGTACAATGTGTGGGCTGTAATGTTTTTAAAAGTGGTGAACAATATAAGTTTGGCATAAATTTAGGAGAAAAAAAAGCAAAAAAACTTTTTATGTTAGCGCGTCAAACAAAAAAAATTGCTAACTTTGAATTGCTTGAAATGATTCAGCATTATAAGAATTTGAACGTATCCCTCACTTCTTCATAGGGGGGTTTATTTATGTTTTATTTATGAAAGAGGGCAGTTGATCTGCCCTTTTTTTGTATAATTAAAATATTTTTATTATTTTAGTTGTATAAATAAATAAATAACATAAATAAAATGCCAAAATTAATAGAATTAAAATCAGTCGGTTGCCATATTGATATTACAGGTACGGTATATCCTACCTTCAAAAATGGTGAACCAGATCTCAATAGCCCAATGCAACTAGATGAATGTACCATTGAATGGTATGACCAGTTACAAGGCGTTGACAAATGGATTGTTAGATTCCTAACACCTAACTTTTATGAATAAACGTAAATATAAACAAAAAATGAAAGCAGTTGCAATATCTTATTTAGGTATTATATTGATATTAGCTTACTTAATTTTAACAAGATGAAACAACCATTAACATATGAAGTAGAATATTGGTTTTTAAATATGCACCCAATAGAAAGCTACGACTTTAGAGTACAAAAAGTAATAGCAACGACACCAGAAGAAGCATTAGAAGCCATAAAAAAATCTGCACCAAAAGGATCAAAGGACTTTAAAATAGTAAACTATGACAGGTAGTGCAGATCTTTCAAGACTAAGACAAGCTGAAATTGAAGCTCTTAGAAATAAATTACAAGAATTAGAAGAAGAAAATAAACAATTAAAAAAAACAATTTATGATTTACAAAGCAATATTAAAAAGCATAGAGGCTAAAGAAAGCTGGGACAATAATGGTGATAAATGGACTAAATATGTATTTACATTTGATAATGGCCACGCACCATTTGTTTTCAGAACTGATGAGTTGAACTATAAAAAAGGATCTGAACTTGAATATGATTTAGACAAAAATAACAACAAAGCAAGAATATTAACAAAAAACCCTAAACAAAATCAAGCAGAGGTTTCATATACAACTACAAAAGATGATGTACAAAAATATATTATTAGACAAAGTAGTATGAATCGTGCAACCGATCTTTATCAAGGGCAGTTATTTGACTGGGAAAAAGAAGAAAATAGAATTAAATTAATTACATTAGCAAGAGAAATAGAAAAATACGTACACAATGGATAATAAAATAAAATTTATAAGTGGCTTGTACCCAAAGCCTGCAAAAGTTGAATGGGTAAAAAGTGATGTATCAGTTAATATTGAATTATTAATTGAAGAACTAAATAAGCTAAAGCCAAAAGCAATAAAAGGCTTTATTAATCTTTCTTTGTGTGAGAGCAAAGCTGGTAAGCAATATTTTAAATTGAACGATTATAAGCCAAAAGAAGTAACAGCTTCAGAACATAGCCCAGATCGTGATGATTTGCCATTTTAATATAACAAAATTCAATGGAAGAAAAACTATGGAAAATGCTTTATAATATCGAAGATTATTTACAGTATGATAATACGAAAATGGGAAAAAAATTAGGAAACTTTATAAATGATTTACAACAATATAAAGTAATAATAAAAAAAAAATTATAAATTAGTGATATGCCAATAAGCAACGAGATCTTTGAAACTTATCGAATGCAAGAGAGGTTACGAAAACAAACTGATGCAATTAAATATTTAGCTAATCAAGGTTTTACAATATTAGATACGAAAGGTAACATAATAAATAAACATAACATAAATGAGCAAAATAAACCAAAATGGAACCACCAAAAAAAATAGGCCATCAATAAAGCAAAAATTAAGATACATTCAAAATAGATTACAGTGGTACGATTTATTTACTGATTATATTTATAATTATAACAGAAGTGTATGGAACAATGCTACTGAATTTGCAGATGAAATGATGGAAGATGCTGATTAATTATGATGATCAAATTGACAAATTAATAAAAGTTCGAAAGGGTGAAACACAAGAGGGCTTTAAATTAGATATACCACAGATAGATGAGTATTTTCGATTTAAAAAAGCAAATTTCAATTTAATATTAGGCCACGCCAACGCAGGAAAAACAACTATAACTTTATATTTGATGTTGTTATATACTGTTGCACATAAATTTAAATGGTTAGTTTTTTCAAGCGAGAACGATCCTCATAC